ATTCCTCCTCCGTCCTTTATGCCGACTATCCCAAGACTGGATAATGTAGCTATCGGGATATTGGATATTTCGGTGTTTTCCGCAAATGCGACAATATCCCCTTTTGAAAATGCCGGATATTCGGTATAAATGGACAGTCCTGTTTCGGTCAGTTTCCAATAACTTTCTGACCCTTTGTTTTCATTTATTACAATAGGCGTTTTTAAGGCCGAAATAACATCCGGCCTGATCTTTAAAATGAGGGTCTTACCTACGACCTCATAGCAAATGTCTCCATTATTTTCATCAAGAAGATACATTTTCCGCGTCTTTAGGCATTAGTTCGACCGCTATTGTCTTCATCTGGTTACCGGTATTGGGAATCTCGAAATAATTGTATACAAGGTACGCAGTCATATAGCAGATGGACGGGAACAGTACCGGATTTAAAGAGGAGAGTTCCGTGTCTCCTGCAGACGAACTGAAACTTTTGACATATAGAAAATATTCCAGCGTGCCGGATGGATAGCATTCTATCACTTTGCCCGACGAGTCATATGCGTAACAAGCCGAAGGCTTATTGTTTCCACTGCGCGTTATATCATTATGTTCCTGTTTATATTTATCACTTGTTGAAGGATATACGTGATGAACAGCGCGTTTCCATTCTGCCATCTTTATTGCAGCGAATCTCAAAAAGTCATCAGGGAGTTTTATTGAACTTATTCCTTCGGAGGTAGTAATGGATGATGAAGACAATGAAGGTGTTGTGCTGTTTATGGAACAGGATTCAAGAACGAGATTTACCGCGTCAGGAATGGCAGACTTGATATAATCATCCAGTTTGACGCGGTCTTCGTTAAGAAGATTCAGGGATTCATCTTCCCCGACCTCGTTCATTATTGCTCTAACCTTTGTTACTATCTCCGCTATTGTCATATTTTCATATCAGGAAAACTAAGATTTAGTTCTTCCGCTTTCTTTAATATATTCTTTGGGTTGTTAAGTTCCTGGTGGTCGACACCCTTTCCAATAAGATACTCTCTTGCCGATTGGATATCGGTGATTCCGCTTACTATCTCTTTTTGAGAGTCTTCAACCTTATTCTCATCATACGTTTCAACAAGATTGAAAATACTCCCGAATCTTGGATCATTTTCAATTGCTTTCTGGATATTTTCGTCATTTGTGGAGAACGTCCCGTTAATCATCTTACCGTCAATAATCATTCCTCCACCAAATACGATCTTGAAAGGTTTGCCATCGACTTTGATGTATGTAAGATGATTGTAATATACTGACCTATAAACTTTCATAACTCATAATTTTAAAGGGGAAGGTTGAAGCCTTCCCCGAATGTTTAACCTAAAGTGGTGAATGTTGACGGTTTTACAAGGGCATGAGTCTTTGGATAGTAAAGCTCGGTTCCCGCAATTTCCGTGATAACTGCTGCATCGGCATTCAGTTTGCCTGTTTTCTTTAAATCAAGGATACTTCTTTCTACTCCGGAGAAGTTTACCTTTGAAACATTGTTGATGTCCAGAATGATTGCACAGTCTTCGTAACCGTACATATCCATCAGTTCATGACGCTTTGTGAGCAGTGAACCAAACGGGGATATGATCTCGTTGAAATCCATGCCATAAACGCGTGATGTCTCTTTTGCCCCAATTTGGCGCTGGATATCCGAAAGGTTGGAAACCTTTTCGGTGAATCCCGAACCCATGAACATAAAGCGTTTTGAACTGCCTGAATTGCCTGTAAACACACTGCGTTCCATGCTGTTGAAAAACGCCTGATTGAACGATGTGCCGTCAAAGTCTATGACATTTGTGAGCAGCGGCACAATACCGTCAGTTGTATATACGAATCCGGAACGGTCATCGTCGAGAGAAACGGCAATTTTGGATTTCTGGCCAAAAAGGAATGAAGCCTCCATGGTGCGCTTCATATCATCCAGAGCAATACGCTCGTTGTCTTTCGGCGTCCAATTGAGTTCCTTTGCCTGCAACTGATAGATTGAACCCGCATTGATTTGAGCCTTGAAGATCTGACAGTAATTCTCCACCTTGGACGGCCAGGCAGTGAATGGCGATGTCATAACCTCCAATTCGTCGTGTGCACGGCCAAGACGGTAGATCGTCTTTCCTGCTGCTATACCCGGAACCTCTTTCTTTCCATCCGATTCTGTCCCGATAGTTTTCCCATTGAGAGCACGGACAACAAGTTTTCCGTCTGCTGTTTTTGATTCTACCCACAATGCCAATGGTTTGGTTGTACTTACTGTTGAACCGTCATAACCCGCTACTCCACGAACAGTAATTGTATCGCGTTTTGAGAACATCTTCGGCGTTGCAACTTCAATTGTTGCAGTTTCAGCACCAGCAACATAGGCGTAAGCCGTTTTGATAGAATCCTTCACAGGTTTGGTGTCGACTGCATAATAGTCGTAAATCATGGATTTTAGTCCATTCCCTTTCATCTCCCCATTATCAATACGTTTATTCTCAATCTCTTTAAAGATGGTATAAAGCGGAGTTGATTCCGGATTATGCTCTACAATCTTTTGATTGATATATTTTCTCAACAATTGAGGAGAGTTTTCATCAGCCATCGCATTGGATGCTGTATCTTCCTCAAATTTCCCCACACTGTCCGTACCGGCTACACCTTCGGCGAGCAAATAGCCCGTATCGATAAATCCTGCCATTGCACAGACCAACGTAAATAAAAACATGAACAGATAGCTGTTCTTTTCGATAAAATTCTTCATTTTCTCACTATTAAATAATTAAAATCTTTTCCCCGGTTTATAGCTTCCTAACGAGAAGTTGTCCAAAGGTTGGCGGACGGCCTGTTTCTTAGGCTTTATTCCGACTCTTTCACTTTGTACTGTTGGGACTTCGTTGCCCATTTCCTTTTTCTTTATCTCTATTTTTTCGTTTTTGGCTTCTACTTTTCCCTTATTCTCTGCCTCCTGGATGTCGGTATCATAGTTCGTTCCCTTGTAAAAAGCGATGAGATCATCTTCGCTGAACTTACTGGTAGAACCTCTATTGCAAAAATCAAGATACAAGCCCATAAATTTTGCCGCATCTTCATCATTCATCCCCTTGTCCTGGCAGAATTTTCCAATCATGTCAAGGCGTGACTCAAAGTCTTTTTCACACTGTTCCGTGAAAGCCTTGTTCTCGGCTTCTCGTTTCATGCGTTCCGACTGCGCGGCAGCCATAGCCTTAATGGATTCCTCGTTATCCAAGGAATTTTTAAGGTCTTCACCATACATCGAAATCAATTGTGAACTGGCTTCCGGGTCGTTCATATCTTTCAGATTAGCAATAAGCGAACCGAATTGCGGGCGTTCGGCGATCAAATCGACAAGTGATTTTTCATGTCCTTTGCGTTCATCATCGGCTTTGCTTCTGGCATCATATTCGTCCATCGCGTTTCCGTAATAGTCGTCTTCATTTTCTACATCGGGATAGTGGCTTTTCATTCGTTCGAGCCACATGTCTCTTTTCGTTTTTTCTTCTTTCGTCTTTTCTTCTGCCATAACTTTAAAATTTCTGAAGGCAAATCAAGCACTTAATTATTCTATTTTAAGGTTGTCCATTAACGACCGACTGCGTTTTATTAACGATTAATTATCAAATCAATAGAGCTGCGTTACTGTTCGAAATATTCTTCCTAATTTAGAATCGTTATAAATAATAAGCTATGAAGCTCGATTTTATCCAAGAGAGAGACAGGGATATTCTCGATGCTTATAACCGTGTTTTAAAAGATTTCGGAATAGAAGCCAGGTATAAAAGTAGGAGAGAGATTTTTGAAAAAGTATCGGAAAGCAAAGCCAGACAGTTTTATGTAAGCCCTGAAGAAGCAACGAGGGTGGTGTCTAAACTGGTAAACGGGAAGGACATAGGTATAAAGAATAAAGACAAGGTCAGAATGTATAGGGATATATATTCAAGGTATCTTTCTGTCAAGGATATTCATCCGTGCATAACCCTGAAGGATGCCATATTTGATATAATCTATTCAGAAGCTCCAAGCTTTTATATCAAACCGAACTCGCTTAAAGTGCTATTCCATTATATACAGAAAAGATGCAAGGGTCAAAGATAGTATTCTTCATTATCTGCCTGTTCATGGTCGCCTTCCATATAAAAGTGGGATTTACTACAGATTCAGGCGTGATAGAGAGATTGATATATCCGTTCTTCCATGCCGGCGTGATTCATTTCGCTATAAACATGATCGCACTTAACACCATGTACAGGTGCCTTAACAAGGTGGCAAGATGGTATGAAATCGTAACGGTTGCCTTTTTGAGTTCATTTGTCACAACGTTTGTTTCAGCTTCTGATAAAGTAACAATAGGAGCAAGTTCCCTTGTCTTTTTTATGGTGGGGGCAGATCTTGTCATACGATGGACGGAATGCTATTTCCGTATAGATGTAAGGAAGATGATTATATATACCTCTTCAATGGCGATTTTTCTTCTTGTAAGCGCATTTGGAAATACAAACTTCATTCTTCACATATCAAATTTATTTCTTGGAGTAATCTATGGAACGATCAAATCATGTCAATATCATAGCCGAAAATCATAGACGCCTGATGAAGTTTAAGGACGAGTATGAGCCTATAACCGGAAAAGGATGTTTCCATGATAGGATAAAAGTGGAGATTCCCGATTGCCCCATACCTGTGCAGTACATTCCTAAAATGATGTATGATGAATGCCCTCTCGTTGGAAAACTGGTCAGTAATGGAGGCATAAAAAACTTTGTAGAGAACGAACTCAAAGAACCATGCACCAGGGGAAATTTTGGTTCTGTCTGGAGGAACTTTATAAAGGTAAGGATAAAATACGACTTTGAGTTTTGGGCAGTGATGTTCACAACCGTAAAGCCGAAGGAGGGCGGTGAAGATATTCCTTTTGTCATGAATCACCCCCAAAGAAAACTTTTTTCGGTTATGGAAACGCAGAGGGTTGAATTGGAACCGATCCGAATAATCCTTCTCAAGGCTCGTCAGTGGGGAGGAAGTACGCTTGTTGACAGGTTTATGGCTTGGATTCAGTTGGTTCATAAGCGCAATTGGAACGCCACTATTTGCGCTCATATAAAAACATCGGCGCAAAACATTCACGGCATGTACGCATCATTCCTCAAGAACTATCCGCCGTGGCTTCTCGATGCAAAGGAAGAGATAAAGTTCAGGCCATATATGCGTTCACAGAGCGCATCAATAATAAAAGAAGTACAATGTAAGATTGTCATAGGTTCAAGCGAAGCTCCCGATTCCGTTCGTGGTGAAGATGTTTCAATGGCTCACCTTTCGGAAGTTGCATTCTTTGAGCATACGGAAAATAACAATCCCGAACAGCTTATCCGCTCTGTATGCGGAGGAATAATACCGATACCATACACTATGATAGTATATGAATCCACTGCCAACGGTATAGGAGATTATTTTCATACTGAATGGATAAGAGCTAACAAGGAAGAGGGAGATAAGGACAAATCGGATAAGACTCCTGTCTTTGTTTCTTGGTTTGAAATAGAAGGTTATTCAAGTCCCGTTGAAAGTTACAGCAAAATGATAGATTCTCTTACTCCTTATGAATGGTGGCTATGGGGCAAAGGAGCCACCCTTGAAAACATTTGCTGGTACAGACAAAAGAGTAGGGAGTATCGTGATCAGTCAGACATGAAAGCCGAATACCCGTCCGATGATATTGAAGCATTCAAACACTCTGGAGAAACGGTATTCGACCAATATAAGATTGATGATTTAAGTAAAAACGTATGTTCCCCTGTTGCAATAGGAGAAGTTATAGGCAGTTCCTCAGAGGGAGAGCAATCTCTTAAGGATGTACACTTTGTAAAAGATATAACCGGAAGGTTAAAAATATGGGAATACCCGGATGAAGCAAACATATCCAACAGGTACATAACCATAGTGGATGTCGGCGGGAGGAGTTCAAAGGCGGATTATTCCGTTATAACGGTTATTGACAGGTACTGGATGACATGTATAGGTGGAAAACCTGTTGTCGTGGCACAATGGAGAGGCCATATCGACCATGATCTTTTAGCGTGGAAAGCTGCACGTATAGCCACCTATTATAACAAATGCCTTCTCGTTATAGAATCCAACACTTATGAAACGGATACTACGGATGGCGAGCATACTGAATATATTCTTGACCAGATTTCAGAAGCATACGACAATCTCTATTCCAGAGTATCATCCGATATGATAAAACAAGGTATTCCGCAGCGTTGGGGATTCCATACCAATGTTTCAACCAAAACGCTTATTGTCGATTCAATGGTACAGATAGTACGCGAAAACGGATACATAGAACACGATATTGACGCTATAGAAGAACTTTCCGTATATGAAAAGAAGAAAAATGGAGCTTACGGAGCCATGGATGGCCATCACGATGATATTCTTATGACACGAATGATAGGCCTGTATATAAGCACGCAACTCCCCTTACCGAAAGAGGTAAAAAGGGGAATTGCCGTTAAGAGAGAAATAATTTCAGAGGCTACGCTCTAATCATCTTTATTGCGTTTGGATTAGTACCTGCATTTATCTGTTGTTGAATATCGTCAGGTATTCCTTCCGGAGCCTGGCCGTTCGCCATGTTCTGTTTGTCACGCTCTATGCTTTGCAATAAGCGGTCTGCAAATGGGAAATCTCCATTTTCGAGGAACTGCTCTACGCTTATGGCGTTGCGTTCCAGAAGTTTCATTAGAATATCATTAATAACCATTCTGTAAGCCGGAGAAGAAGTACTTTCACTGATAGCCAGGTCAAATTCGGTATTCCTTACCTTTTCAGGATTATACATCTTTGATTGTTCGCTATACTGGCGGCCTGCTATATTGATATATCTTTCATCATCGTAGTACTGTTGGATAAGTTTCATCATCTTTGTATCTCGTTGTTCCCTGAAATCCTTAAATGAATCAAAAATATCAATAAGGTTGGTAGAAGAATTTTGAGCCTGCTGGGCATAAAGCGACGCAGCCGTATTAGTGCCGGTCGTTTTCCCTTGTATCGCTCCGTGGACTCCGGAAATATCTTCCAGTAATTTGAGCTGGATATTAAGAAGTTCGTAAGCACCAACGTTTGTAGCGTTCGTAGAAATCTGTTGTGGAAGAACGGCTCCGGGTTTTAGTTTTACAAATATCACTGAATTGTACTTTGTCCATGCTTCTGATATATCTTCCATTGTATAACCTTCCGGTATGCAGTCTTCGGGAAACATAAGTATACCCTTTGCGCTTGCACCCATAATGAAATCCACCATTGTGATAAGCCTGTTAATATATCTTTGCTGGTCTATGATATCCTCTACAAAAGAATGTACTTCTCCGTCAATATAAGGATATAGTTTCAGCGTATAGGGGTGCTCTTTATGCCAGTATGGCGACTCGCCTTCGCTTAGCGTTTCTCCGGAAGGTGTCAGAAAATAGAATTTCCAATACCGATCAATGTACCATTCATATTCGATATATGGGATATCGTCTTCTGCTATTCCTGTTGAAATCCCCTGTTTTTTTCGTTCCTCATTTTCTTTAAGTACTGAAGGAAGTTCGTTTATTTCAATTTTATATAATTCTCCTTTCAGTATATCGTGGCAACGGTATCTCGGCTTGGATTCCTTTCTCCAAACTTCTATGACTCGACATAGATTGGGTTCGCTTGGGCGGAAAAAATCCAGATTGTCAAGTCTTTCAGAACTTAACGAATCAATAGCGTATATCATTGATTCATCGGAATAGCTTTTGTACAGGGAACGAATTTTTTCTTCGTCGCTTTTGCTTGTGGCAAATGAACTTACAACATCGCTTAGTTTGAGGTCATGAATCTCTCCAATAATATTACAGTCCCATAAACGTATATCTTCCATCGTGTTGTCAAAGAAGGCACGATTCAGATTAACAACGTCGTTCCATACGTCTTTTTTATCCATTCCGCTCATCCATGAAAAGTAAGTCTTGCACATTACCACGCCGGATATGAGATATTCCTCAAGTTCTCTGGCATCGACTTCGTGCATGTGATTAAGCTGATAACAGTACTGTACTGCTATTGACATCATTTCTCCCAACTTCTGCTCATCTCTGTCGCGGGCGGAACATACGGGTTCGGTCTGGTTGCTTCTGTACTGACCTATTACAGATTTTACTATCTGACGAATCATGTTGTTCTTAAGTGGGACTTTCCCTTCTCTCTTGATAAGTGTTTCTTCCGTTATCCAGGAATGGGTATCCTTGTCATACACCCTGTCGCCCCATTGGTTCCCGTAGGTGTACATTCTATTTCTCTTTCTATTGACACGGAAGTTTTCGAGAGCGTCCCAACACTTTCTAGCTTCCAAAAGAACTTCCATATTCTTCTTTCTGTCACCGGTTCCGATAAGAGATTTTTTCTTCTCTGACCTGTTTTTTATAAGTTCTGATTTTTTGTACAGTTTCATTTTATTTCGTCTAATTTGTTTAGCATGTTTATTTTAAGCTCGTTTTCCTTCCGGCGGAGTTGCTTGTCCTGGTTGTCGTTGGCCATGGCTTCTTCCTTTTTCATTTTTCCGATCATGGTAGAATATAGTTTTATTACTTTGTATCTCCTATAATCACTGGAACCGTAAAATTTTCCGATTTTAGATGCCGCTTCTGTGTTGAACTCAACGTTTTTCAACCCTTTCTTATATTGTGATTCTCTTGATTCTATACTTTTCATAAAGTCGATCATCTTGAAATATTTCTCATTTAATTTTCCTGTAGACTCATATTCTTTTGAATCACTGAAGAATCTATTGATAACAGGGGCGTTCTTCCAGTACATTTCACCTTCGTTTGCTGCCTTATGTATTGCAGAAGACAGGGTTTTTATGGATTCGTCTATGGTTTTACCCAGACCTCCGGTATATTGTTCAAACAGATATTCCACTATTGCGGGATTTATATCTACATCTCCTTTGGTAGCAAAATCTCCGCCTGTCAAAGAGTTTATTAGTTCGGCTGAATTTATTGCAAAATCGGAAGTTCCGGCGTATGCCTTTCTCCAATTTGGAAGATACTCGTTATCCTTGTCCTTGTATATTGGTTTTCCTGTCCAATCCTTATTGACAAGAAACGCTTGAGATAAAGGTTGTGTAGCAGAAGGTAATAAACTTGTCCAGTTTGTAAATGCCTGAGACGGATCTATCGGAAGTATTTCCGCAAAACGCCCGAGTATCTTTCCAAATACATTCTCGTCTTTCATTTTTCCTGCTTGCCAGCTATGAAGAATAACTCCCATGCCATAAAATGCTCTTACCTCTATTGATAAAGGGATATAGAGAAACTTATGCCCACCTAAATGAATACATCCATTATTCCATTTTATCCAATCCGAAAGATTATCATAGTCATTATCTCCGTCGCCTCCACCGGAATACATCATGTCTATCAGGTACCCCAATGCTCCCCATGCCAGAAACGCGGATAGTGCTTTTACAGGATAGTCTTTGAAAAGACTCAGGAAATTGTCCAGACCCTGGACGCCTGCATTAAAGAAGATATACATCGGAGCTATCACG